GAACTTCGTCTGTATATGGACCGTTGTACGCATGTACATTAATTTTTGCGTTTAACACTATAGGTATTAAACTTTGTTGCAACTCTAAAAATTTTGGGTAATCTATCGTGTAATACATTTTATTTTATATGCCCAAAAAACATTATCTTCGGTCCCAGGAATCCATTTATGTAAAATATTAGTTTGCACTAATGTAGGTTTGTTAATATTTATAATAGCATCTTTATACTCTATTATTGTATGTCCTTTAATAGGTACTATAACAAGTCCCCATATTCCAGGTGCTTGATGCCAGTCTACTGTTCTTGTAAGTTGACTTACGTACTCAGAATGATGCAAATGCAGCCAGGCCCTATCATTAATTAAACTATTATTGTGTTTTTGTTTTAACCATTCCTGCCATAACAATTTAGTATCTGGCCATTGCCAAGTTTGTTCTAATTCTATCTGTATAAATTGTCTAGGATTTGGCGTACAAACCCTGTGCTCTTCAGATACATTTATACACCAAGATTGATTTTTTTCTGATGTAAAGTTTCCTGTCCTAAATTCAGTTTTTCCGTTTCCTGGCTCTATATATACATTAATTACCCATTCTCCCCTAGTATCTCTATGCCAAATTGATTCTACAGGTTTTGGTATGTCAACAAATGACAATCTAGTATTACTAGGAAGATTTAAACGCTTTTGTAGAATATTAGGAATAGCATAATAATAAAGTTCATTTTTACCAGAATGCTGCAAGTCACTACATAAAGATTGATACTCTTCTTTCCAGCCGATGTCTGTGTATGCAGAAAAAAATGGTGCGGCTGGGGGATTCGAACCACCGTAGGTGCTATTGCTACCATCTGATTTACAGTCAGACACGTTTGACCACTCCGTCACGAGCCGCAATAGTATTTAACAAGTGCGTTGCAATTAATGCGTTGCCTTTGGCTGTAATGCCGTTTGGTCCTTGAGAAAAATCACATCTATTAGATTTTGCTATTGTCATGCATTTAATATCTTCATTAGATAATTTAATCCAATTAGGAAATGGGTGCGCAGTATCAACACAATTAATTACAAACGTATTTGTATCATTACAATACTGTTCTATTTGCATTGCAGCACCATATAGCCTTGCACGTTCTAATTCTTTATCTCTAAAATAAGTGTTATAGGTTTCGAGCATTTCAATTTCATCTGGGAGAAGTCCGTAATCACTGCTTGCATCAAAATCGTAATCTCTATTTGGTGAATAAATTAATCTGCTTTGACTATGAAACACAACTGCAATATCAGGTTTAGTTTTTTTTAAGTCTAATAAAGAGCGTTCCTCTGAGCCCATGCGGACACCCACATTAACTATGTCAGCACCTAACGTTGTTCCAATTAAATCTATAAATGATTCGCTGCTACGATATGCACAAGTAGAATGGCCATAAAATCCTATTTTCATTATATTGCCTTAGTTACTATTAGTCGTTCAAAGGTAAAAGGATATTTTACCTGTAATATAAGTGCTACCCTATAATCATCTGTTCGATTTTCATAACTGTGAGGTAAGTCACATCTAAATGCAATAGGGCCTGTAATATCAAATACATGCTCGCCATTATTGTGTATTGTTAAAGGACTATTGTAATTTTTAAGAGGAAATAAAAAATTAACTGTACGCTGTATACTATCTAACCCAGAACTATCAGTATGCGGATCTATAACAGTATTAGGAGTAGTTCTAATAAAACTGCTGTTGTAAAACCGCACTTTAGGTAGTTGTTGGATTATACTTTTTATCAACGGATGATCTAATCCAAAAGCAGGTACGATTTCTTGAGGTATTTGCCTACCTAATTCTTTAGATGCACGATTATATTCCAAAGAATTTGCTAAACTTAAAAGTTCTTCTTTGTTATATTCTACATCTAACTTTTTAAACATTACGATTCGCCAGCATCTAATATATTTAATACACGCAACACATTATCATACGTTTTTGGTATATTCATAACTAAATGTATGCTGTCATGAACATAACTGTGCGTCCTATGTGTTTTTCTAGTATCTATATAGTATGCACGACCTTCTTCAATTTGTCTAACTCTGTGATCATGTTCCCATTCATAATGTGCATGTCCGGTATTAGTAAGAAATAATACAATTCTAAATGTTTGACGTTGTAATAAAATACCATCTCTATGTTTAGGAAACCAGCCGCCGGTGTTAACCTTTACTAAACTACAACGACCTAATTTAGGAAAAACATTTAACAACGGGTGTATACTCTGTAGGTCATAATATAATTCAGTAGGAGTGTCAAAATCTAATTCAGACAATTTGCGACCTGTGCGGCGTTGGGCTTCTGGCATAGATAAACTATCAGTCGGAGTATCGCCAGGCAATCCTATTAAATTTAGCCCTTGTCGATCATTAAGTACACCTTCTCGATGCAAATAAGGAACCCATGATGATTCATATTTTTTAATTTCTTGCTGAAATTGAAATAAATCTACTTTAAAGTTTAGTGGAACAAAATCTCCAATTGCGTCTAATTGCATTTCACAAGCAATATCCATTATTTTAGGATTAGTGATTATCCCTTCCTCATACGCTTCAAGATAATTAACTTTAAGTTTCTTTTTTTCTTCAGTTGTAATGATATGATTCTTCATTTAAATCTCCGTAAAGATACTTAGTCCAATTTTTCGATTGATACCTACTTTTTTGAAGTTACTAGAGCAATGTATCTTTAAACTATCAAATGCTATTATCGATCCTATTGTCCATGGATAATATGTTTGCACACTAAGACCTTCTAACCATTCTTCCTTTAAATGACTGAGTAATTGTAATTTTATTGGTTTAAGTATACTAGTGTTTGATAAATTTTCAATATCAGTATAATCGTATAGATGCTTGTTATAAAAGATAACTTCTTTTTCAAACACTTCACCTTTGAAAAACTTTACTGGGCCGCCATAATAATATTGATCAAACATGACCAATTTAATTTTATTACAATCACCTGATTCTACCCATAACGGTATAGTAAATGCTTTGTAACTATTTGGATAATCATAACTATCGTCTATATGCAATACGTGAGGATTATCAACATCAAAGAAGTGGCAAGCACGAACTTTAAAATTGCCAAACTGTTTGCGCAACAGTATAAGCATATCGTCAATTATGCCTGTTCCTTCTTTTACATAAACTACTTTTGGACCTGTATTTTTTTCTATTTTGTCTTGACTATGATAGTAGTCTAATAGAAATTTAATCTTAGTTTCGTCCAATGCATTAAATATTTGCACAGGATCAGAATGTGTTTTTTTAATTTTTTCTATTTGTGTACTACTGCGCATGTTTTCTCTTAGGTATCTTACTATCAGCACTTGATACACAACTCTTAGTAATACATGTTTTAGGTGTCTTAAACAGTGTAAAACCTGTTTCGATGTTACCAAGAGGTGCATCGTGACAACTATAGCTTCTTTTTACCGAACCGTCTGGCTCGCGTATTATAATGCCACTGTAACCGGCATTGCAAGCCCATCCTTCAAAATTGTTGAAATTAAAGGCGTTAAATCGTTCTGCTTGGTCCATGTACCATTTTTCGCCCTTAGAGTCTTTTAACTCAACTTGCATATGCCAAGGAACACTTGCATCATTTTTTCCCATAATATCTCTAGGAACTTGGAATGTTGCTTTAGGTCTACCTTCCCATTTACGCTTGCTCTCTGTGTACGCACGTTGCGGCATGCCGTTGTGTAGTCGCTTTAGGTTCTCTGCTGTATACCCATCAACTACTCGGCTAGCTGTAGGGTCGCTTTGAGGCTTTAGCGTGACGTTTATGCCTTGCTCGTGAAAGAACAATGCGTTTTCCCAATCACGCTCAAACCAGTCCGGAACCATAACCATATTAATCGTAACTTGTACATCGTGCTCTTGACAGAAGATTAGCTTGTCTGCAAAGTCCTGCATCTTCTCTTTAGTGTTTAAATGTTCTGTATGCAGGCTTGCTGTAATACTTGCACGATGGAATGGCTTTACTGCCTCCACATACTGCTCAAACCAAGCCATATTGCGTGAGCAGTTTGATGTCATGTGAACACTAGTATAATTAGTATTATCAACATCATCAGCAAGATGTTTGAGAATATCCAAGTAGCCAGGGTGAAAAGTAGGCTCACCGCCAGATAAACTAAAATGAAAACTATTAAAACCGTTATCACGAGCTTGCCTCTTTATTTCATCAATTGTATGAAGACATAGTTCTGTTGGTCTATGGTCTTTGCGATCACTTCTAGCATAGGGCCAACAGTAACTACACTTATAGTTACAGAATCTCCCAAGCAACCAACTAACAGTAAATAGATCCCTGTAGAGAAGAGTTCTTTGGCCTACACTAACAATATCCTCAAAAGGAATTTTAGTAAAATCATAATTGCTCCATTTTAAATCTTCAGTCATAAGTTTGCTTCTCTATATATCATATATGTAATCGAACTTGTTTGGAAAATCTTTTTTCATTACGTGTTTAAAAAATTCAAGTTCGCTTCTTAATTGTTTATTATTTTCTAAATTAAAGCAATGATTGTCTATTGACTGAAATACATTTAAAAAATGTTCTGCCGATGATTCATCAAGTACTGCGTTAATTTTTTCTTTTAGTCCAACAAGATATTTACTAGGTAAACTATCTAATGTCATAGAAAAAGGTGAAGTGAGAATTATAGGATTTATTTTGCATGCTTTGCCTTTCATTTTGTCATTCCACCAAATTATTAATTGATCAAGTTCTATAATACTTAACGCATGCATTACCGGCACTATTGTAATCTTAAAATTTTCTTTTATATAAGGCATTGCAAGATCAATATTTTGGTTAATAGTTTTCCAATTAGATGCATGGCGTAAATATTCTAATGTGTCTCCGTATGCATCTATACTTAAATTTAATTCAACTGACCTAAATTCTAACAATAAATCTAATTGAGCAGACGTTATTTTACTAAAGTTAGTGTTGCACCAAAAATTTATATTTTTTGCATAGCCTCTAGTTACTAATGACTCAATATATGTCCAAAGTTCTTTTATTATAAACGGTTCTCCGCCAGTAACATACAACTGTGTTAACTGACTGTCTACTTCAGAAAGTCCTTCCCAAAATTTTGGAACTTTGGCAATATTTTTAAATGGAACGCTATTTCTATTCCATCTATCAAAATTAAACTTTTCAGCAACAGCTGGATCGGTTCGATTATATATTGATTCAATTAAACTTGAATAGAATGGTTCGCACATTATGCATGCTTGGTTACAAGTTTTTGAAACTTGCAAATTATAATATATCGGCACTATGTCTTCGCTGTTAGACCAACGTTCCATATTGTTGGCTACTGCTGGATCGTCAATTGCATCTATATCAAGTTGTCGCTTGCTTTTAAGGCCCTTTGCTTCTTTATTCCAACACGATGCACACTCTCGATTTTTAATTCTTCTAAGATTATTTCTTCTAATCGTGTTGTAAGCATTACTATTAAATATTTCTTTAATTGTATAGGTTGACAAATCAAGCTCGTTGTCATTCATGTGAGCTGCTTCACAGCAAAACTTTACTAGTCCATTAGGATCTGTACTAAAATGTTGCCAAAGATGAGGACAAAACGTAGGATGACTTTTTAATGGATTAGTCATGTTGCATCCTATCTATGCTGATTTCATTAATATTAATATCGCTAGGTTGATCAATTAGCCATTTAATATATTCAGCTGCTTTACTAATGTTTAAGCATTTTCGATCAGGGTGTTTTTCCTGATTGTTTGTTAGTGTGCCAAAACTAATATAACTAACTTTAGGTGCATCACTATTCCACACTCCGCTGATTGCTAAAGTGTTTGAATAATCTCTTAACGCTTTTTTTTCAGCATTATATAACCAGGCTTTTCCATTTTTTACTCTATCAGTTGTGCTACCTACGCAAATAATTCTTGTAGGTTTTTTTACTTCAATTAGTTTTTTATAAACAGTATCTAATAACACAGTTTGATTAAATTTCCATAAGGCACTGTTAATAACTACTACGTCGTGGTGTTGAGCTAATTTTGCAAATAATTCTTGACCTGAAGTTGTAGTAAGATCAAAGCCCGATGCCCGGCTGGCAAAATTTGCGTCAATATATATTTTTTTAAGTTCTTTAGCTAACCCAAAATTAGAATTGCCACTTATTAATATTTTACAAGACATATTTTTTATCTAACCGTTTTTTAGTACCGCAGGTTTCAATACAGGCACTGCATTTTCCTAGTTGATTTTCTTGCGCTATTGCCCAGCTATCATGTATAATCGAAAAGAACTTACCTTTGATAATTTCATCCATTGTGTGATTTTTTAGATTAAATGTATCTGTGCCGCCGGCCAACTCATACCATAACTTTAATTTTTTGTCGTTATTAAACATTCTTGCGCCGAGGTGGCAACACGGATATACTGCACCTGTTGCCATAATCATAATATCGCGATTTCCAATAACTTCACAATCAATAGTTGTAGTATTTTCTGGCAATGCTTTTCGAGTAGGATCATTCCTAATCTTTTGCATTCCCATTATATCGTTCCATTTTTTAGATTTCTTTTTACTAATTTTTTCTAACATCTCAAACTGAAACTCGATAGTTTTATTACTATACATGCTATCAGTAGCTCCGTTCCTATGACTTTGTATTATAAAAAAGTTTTGAAATCCAACATCTATACTATATGATCGGGCATCTAAAACTTGATGTTCATTCCACGGAAATACAATAAATTGCCAATGGGCACATCCGCCTGCATCTATAAACGCTTTAATGTTTTGATTTAGTTTATTCCAATTTACGCCTACGCGATATTTGTGGTTAGTATCTTCTAAGCCATCAATGCCAAATACAATCCAGCGGTTGCCTTGATATAGTTCTGCTAATTTTTTCCAATCTTTTTCATTTTTTAATCCGCCGTTTGTACTACAAATAATTTTAATGTCAGGCCATTCGTCTATAAAATGCTGTGTAATTTCGTATAGTTTTGGATGAGTTAATGGATCGCCGAAACTACCACAAAATCTAACAGCGTTTAATCTTGGTAGCTGTTCTTTTGTAAATCTTTCTTTTATCAATTCTAAAGATAGCATGTCTTTATCTAAAAACGGACGACATAAACTATCAATTTCTCTTACACATTCGGGACATTTTGCATTACAAAAATTTGTAAGATCGAAATGCAATTGTTCTATGTCTTTAGATTCTAATGGCCACATTATGCTACCTCTTGTATTTTATTTTGCAAGTGCGGAAATGTATCTAGTATATTAATACCGTTTCGTGCAGCAGCTCGTTGACTAGAAAACCCACGTAAAATTTTCCACCATTTATTTTCGTTATATAATCCTAAATTATTTTTAATATTTTCTAAATGTGATATCCATTGTATGTGAACACTATTTGATATATTAGGTAATTTATTAGATTCTTCAATTGCGCTATCTATAAATGATTCGTAAGACTTATCTAACATATAAGGACTGAGATATTCAGGGCCCGTAATTGTATTTTGTCCAAAGTGCCATTTACTAATATAGTTTTCTTTTCCGAGCAACTTTGTAAAATAATTAACAAACTCTTTAAGATAAGGTAAACAGAATACATTAATACTAGGTAATATGCAAAGCATAACATTATCAAGATTGTATAGCTTTTTGATGTTTTCTTCTATGATTGAAAAGTTACTATGAAATCTTATAGCATCGTTTCTTTCGTAAATATCATCAATACTTGCAACCCATGTCCATTTAATGTCAGCACTCTCAGATATTAATTTTATAAACTTGTCTAACTGTTTAGGTTTAGTATTAAAATTACTAGTTATATCAATCCGTATTTTTGTTTTGTTTTTACAAATTTGAACAATCTTTTCAATAAGATCAAATGTTTCATTGTCGTATGTAGGCTCTCCGCCCGAAAAAGCAAATGTCATTTCTGGAATTTTAGAATAATCTTTTTGTTCTAAATACAAATAAAAATTTTCTAAAAGTTTATTTTTCCAATGCAAGTCTGCTTTGTAAATAGGAACGCCCATTTCTTTAGCCCATGTGCTACTGTTTTCAGCATTGCAATATATACAAGCTAAATCACATGCTGTACTATTAACTATTTCGATATAATTAATCCAATCAGTCTCACTGATAACTTCTTTTTCAGTGTCTGTCTTAGGTTCATCCCATCGATTCCAAAGTTTACGCATACTGTTAGGTTCTGCTTCTATACAATATTTACAAGCTGCTGGCAATTGATCATCGTATACTAATGCACGCCTGCGCTCGGCTATATCAGCTTGCATAGAAAATACATTAGGTCCATATTTTTCAATGTCTTCTAATGTAAAATTTGTTTCGAGTGTTTTGCAACAATTTTTTACACTGTGTGCAAACAGTCTTAAATTGAGGTCTGTAAATTGTTTACTACATATCATGAAAATATTTATCATTATATGCTTAGTTAATAAATAACATTGGACGGAGAGAAAATGAGAAGAAAACCTATCAGAAATCAATTTACAATATACATTGTAGATGATAAAAATGTTAAAGATCCACTATGTCGCGAAGTAAATTATAATTTACTCGAAGGATCAGTAAGGCACGACATCGAATACAAGTATTTTACAGATTATAACTCAGCGTTTGAGTGTTTAAAAACAGAATCAGTCGAGTATGCATTGTTTACTAAGCCAAGCGGAACATTTGATCCGTACTATTTAAGAGAATTAACCGGAAAAAATTTAAAAGGTTATTCACTAATAGGACATTTATTAGATAAGAATGAAGAGTATTACGAGTTGCATGAACAATGTTTTATAATACATACTGAATCTTATAGATCTATAGGATGCCCTACTTACAGCGGAGGAATGACTGCCGACTTGCAAAATATTGCTCGGAGTGTTGAGACATTTCATGACGGATATACTCCAATTTCTGTTACTAAAGGAAATGGTAAAACGGAATTTAAAAATGTTAAACCGGGTGCATTAATTATTTCTAAATTACTTGAAAATAATTTTCAAATTAGACCATGGTCTGAAGAAGAACGCAAACATAAATTTTATTTGTATAATGATCTTGCTCTTAAATACGGAAGCTATCTTCGAATAGAAACTAACATGACCGACACTGTATTTAATTGTGCAACTGAGCCATTAATTTCTGAAGAAATGCCCACCGTTCAGAAACTCGTAACACCAGCAAACGGACTACAAGCACTTGCAATTGTAGATCGCTGTCCTAATTTACATACAGTTGATTTTAAAGATATTAATTCGAAACAGTTAGAATTTACAAAAAAATTAATAAAAGAGTATGACGGAACTAACTTTGCAGAATTTTGTTACAATACTGGGTTAGCATTACACGATTCTAATAAAGATAAAATAGACAATTACGAAAAAGAGTTTTTAGAAAATTTAACCACTGATTGGAATAGTTTAAAATTAAGATTGCAAAAATTGAATATATTTTATAATAGAGAGAGCTTTTTTGAAATAGAACAATTAAGCAATCAAATACAAGAGTACTGTGTAACATTATACAACTTTAGCAATATACTTTCTTATAGAAAAACATACTATTTGTTTAGTCAAATACATTTTAATCTAATGATCAAGATTCTTGCACATAATGAGAGATTAAAAAATAACAATAGCTTTATTCGGGGTATTTTGCCTAGTAGTGAAGCAAAGACAGGCTTTGGTACTGAGAGCGTAAATACGTTTACATTAGATCCTGATGAAATCGTAAATTACGAATGGAGGAAAGATTTATATGAGTACTATACAGACTATCTCAAAGTTCTTCGAAAAGAGGAAATTAGAAAATCATTATTTAAATCTACCAAAAATTCCGAGTGATTTAAACAAAGACGAAGCACTTAAATGGATTATCGAAGAAAGTCCTATTAAATCGTTGCGGCTTGATTTAAGTATGCCGTATGAAGAAATGTATAACGAGGCATACAATCTTATAGACGATTTCTATGAACATAGATCCGACGGCGAAAGTCATTGGGGATGGAAAAGTTTAGTATTGCACGGACGTGGTAAACATATTACTCAAGGCGATGACCAATACGATATTTCGTCTATGCCGGAAATGCACTGGACTGAAATTGCAGATGCGTGTCCAAAAACAACATATTTTTTAAAAAATATAATGCCGTTAGATCAATTTTTAAGAGTCCGATTTATGCTATTAGAACCAGGCGGATATATAATGCCTCACAGAGATAATGACAAAAATAAATTACAGGCATTTAATTTGGCATTGAATAATCCACATGACTGTATGTTCGGCATGGAAAATTACGGAATCATACCATGGAAGTCAGGAGACATAAGAATGTTAAATATTAGTACAAATCATGCTGTGTGGAATAACAGTGATGAACCTCGAATACACATAATTGTACACGGCTGGGCTAGTAAAAAATATCAGCAATTTAGATCTTGTATGATAAACGGATACAACAAAATATGAAAAAAATATTACACTTAGGTTGCAGTTGGAGTGAAATAAGTCCATTTAGAGATAACCAAAGTTCTCCTATTACATTATTAAACTCGTTATTAAAAGAAAAAGATAAAGATTTCAAAATATACAGTACTGCTAGCGGCGGTAGTAGTATAGGTATGCAGATAGATTTATTATTACAAATATTAGATACTGATTTAAAGTTTGATGCAATAATTTTTCAATCTACTACGTTAGGCAGAGGATACAGTAGGAATTTATTAGATTTTACTCCAGTAAGTGAAAAAGACTTTATTGAGTTTACACCTAAATACCCTTCTTCAACTGTTTATACTCTACGCGATTATGAATATAAAAACTATCACTGGTATAGTACTCAGAGTATAGTACCAAAAAGGCATTCAATTACTGGTAAAAATTTAAATACTTTTTTTGTCTTTAAGAACCGTATACAGTATGACGAGAATTCAGAGTTTTTTGGGCAAGTATTGCTAGCAAAAAAGATATTAGAAAACTCAAAGATTCCGTTTATAATGTATGGTCATCAGATTATAGACGCTCAACGGTCGGGATTTCCCTTACGGTGTTATGATGATATTAGAAAAGAATTTGATTTTGTTTCTGCTGAAGAATTTGATATAAATCCGTATTGCATAGATGACGGACATCATTTAAGTTTACAAGGTAATCTAAAGGTAGCAGAAATATTACTACCTTTAGCGTTAGATCGATTTACATCTTAGCTTGTTCAGCTCTCCAATCGAGCAATAAGTCGTCATCTAGTTCAATTAGATATGTAAGAAGTAATCCCATTTTGCTATTCCACATCTTTTTGCCAGCTGCTTTTGTGCCTTCATTACTTGCATGTAACTGAGTTGCATCAAAACTCATCCCAATAGTAGGTTCCCATGGAATAATCTTCTCAAGACTTAAACCTTGTAGACGCTCGTATGGAGTATTCATCCATAGTTTATGCATAGTTTTGTCAAATGGTGTTGCATTATTTTCTTTAGGTATTGCATTTCCGTCACCATCATGAAATTGAATTTCAGTATAATCTGTTGTAATTTTGTAAACACTAGCAATGTTTGGTGTTTTGTTTCCGCCATTATATACATGTGCCCAATCAATATGACGTTGATTAAAAAATACAATTTGGCCGCCATCTACTTCGTCGTGATGTGTTCCTATCCATAATGGAATTAAAAAGTTTTTCCAACATGTATATTTTCTACGTTCGTGATTTAGCGGCGTATGCTTATAAGTGTTTTCAAAGTCTTCTGGCCTGATACTGTCATTGTGCAATCCATATTGTTGAGGCGTAATAAAGTAGTTGCCTCCAATGCTAGGCGATAATGCAGCAGCAGGTCCCATAAAGTTATCAATACGTTCTTTAAACTCTAAGTAAATTTCTTCTAACCCGCCTGCAATAAGAACAGTACCGTTTCGATTGAGTCTAGGTTGACGATCATTTTTAAATGCTTGTTTCCATATGTTGTCTAACTCAGCTGCACTAAACATGTTTTCTAACACTTCAGCTTTAGAACTATGTCTGCGCATGTTTTCTATTGCTATTGGATGATCCATAGGCAACATATAGTGCTCTCTTAGGTAATCATTTACTGCCATTTTCTAATCCTTTAAATATATCTTTCATTTCTGGAAATGTTTCTTCAAACTTAACACCACGTTGTTTATCGCATAAATCTAAAAATTCTTTTGTTTCAGGCAATCGCACAGTCCAGTCTTCGCTTTCCATAAATTTTAGCATGCCTTCAAGACGTTTAATACCATAACTTGCATTGCGCCAAGTATCGTAGTCTACTTTGCCTTTATGCCAGCTTGGTATACTTTTCTCCCAATTAGCTTCCCACCATGGATAAAATTCTTCATACTTTTTGCGACACGCTGCTTTGAATTCATTAGGCAGGACCTTAACATTAAGATGCGGCGGATGATAAACAAAGTGATAATTTACCCCGCCGGCGCCAAATGGCCACATGTTAATCTTTTTAAACCCTTGTTCAAGTTTCCATTTAATAAGATCAGGGATATAATATATATTCAGTGCTTGAACTGCACATGCTACAGTAACTTCTACGTTATTGCTTGTTTTTTTGTCTAATATATGAAATACTTCTGCTTGGCGTGTCCACTTACTAGGATAACGAATATAATCATTCATTTGTTCAATGCTGTCTATACTGTAATGGAAGCGTACTAGCTTAAACTCTTTCCATAACTCAAACAAATCTTCGCGCCATTCTACACCATTTGAGTTGTATCGCAATTCAAGGTTTTTAGCATAGCCCATTTTAATAGCATGTTCAAGAATCTCATAGTGTTCTTCAATAATAAGACTTTCGCCGCCAGCAAAATAAATTTGTTGCATACTTGGCATTTGCTCATAGAACTGTTTCCAGAATGTAGGATTCTGTTTGTGCCAATTGTAGCTACTGCCGTTATAGCTGCCTTTATCCTGCCATTGCATAGTTTCTTTTAGGCTTGCATTTTCTACAGCAGGAAAGATTGCTTTATAATCTTTGATCCAACCGCTACTATCGTGTGGACTGCACATCACACATGCAAGCTGGCACTTAGTACCAAATCTTAAGTCTATATATGCAAGCTGTGGAGGAACACTTCCGTCTTCTTTAGTATCAGCAATTAATTTGTCAACATCGACACGCTGACTCCAATACGCAGTTTCCCACATACGCTTACTATTATGGCCGGCTGCTTCTTCTTTGTAACATTTTAAACAACTAGCTGGCTTTTCTCCTGCAAGCATTTGTTTACGCACATTTTTCATATATGTGCTGTTCCAGGCAGTTTCAAAATCACTTACATTCAAGTTGTTAGGCTTGCCGTCTTCTGTTTTAAGAACACCAACTTGGCCATAATGGGTGTGATCATTCGTAGGACCTACGCTACTTGCGTTTGCGGTACAACATACTCGCATGCTACCGTCCGGTCTTGTGCTTAAATGCACCCAAGGTAGCAAACAAAATGTTTCTGAAGGGGGGTTATTGTCTGTCATACTACTACTTATTTAAATTGTTCAGCATAAGGATCAAACTCGGTTCCACATTTTTGCGCACATACTCCTAATTTTCCCTCTTTAACACTATCAAGTTTCCAACTATTAGTAATACTAGATATTAATTTGCCATCGACAACATCTTTAATGTCGTTGTTTATTACACTAATTCCTTCTTTGCCGCCAGCGACATCTATATGATCCCATATTTGTTCTATTTTAGGATCAGCGTGCCACCATTTATACATGCGGCCAGCAGTCCAACAACACGGCATTAACAATCCTTCAGCTGTAATAAAAATACTTCCTTGTTTAGCTACTTTGCACGAAACGTTACATTTATCAAGATAGTTCTTCATACCGCCATAAGATTTCTCAATTTCAGCTTGTTTTTGTAATGCCAAATTTATATTTTCTTTTTTCTTAGGTTTTGATAATACAGCAGTTTGTTCACCTTTTCTATTTACCGATTGGTGTGTTTCTTTAGCTTTAACTTTCGATGTTACAAATCGGCCAGTTTTCTTCTTGATAAATTTTTCAAAACCCCATTTAATTGAAAGAGCTTCTGCTTCTTCTACTTGATGCTCATTATGTTCAAATATTAAAAAATCCCAACGTGCTCTGCCGCCAGCGCTAGCAAACGCTTTCATGCTACGTTCTACATTGTTCCAATTTACACCTTGTCTGTAAATATGATTCGTATCGCGAAGACCGTCGACACTAAAAATAACAGCCCCCATTCTTCCAAAGACATGGGCCAGTTCAGTCCACCATTCAACATTTTTTGCTCCTGCGTTTGTATTCATACTTAGCCACATATTAGGATTATGTTCGCGGAAGTATTTGAATATTTCTAATGTATCTTTAGCAACAATCGGATCACCTAAATTTCCACACATATACATAGTTTTTAATTGTGCAATAAACTCTGGCTTAAAGATGCGCTTGCAGTCTTCTAATGAAAGTTCTGCATTCGTAATATGAGGATTATCTTCACCACCATTTATATTACGATCACACATAGAACATGCAGCTTGACATCGTTGTGTTACTTCCAAGTGTACTTCTTTAATATCTGTGTAATTGTACATTTACTTGATTTCCTTTTGATAAAAATAATCTTTTACAATACTAATCATATCATCATAATTTAATCTGTAATGAAAACTTTGTTCGTCGCGCCAGTAATCAATTCTAACATAATTTGCAGGCTCACAAACTGGTCTAGGTCCTCTTTTTTTATGTTGGAACATCCAACTACCGTTATTTGTTCTAAATTCAATTCCGCCAGGTTTATCCCAATTTTCTATTATTTTATCAAATTGCGATTCTGTAAATCTATATGAATTAACAAAATTATCAGCTACTTTGATACTAAGGGTAATTTCTTGCGTGTCTTTAAAGTAGTAAAGTTTAATATTATTTTTAAAAATCATTCTAATACCAATTTTATATCTTTGCCAGGACCTACTCGACTAGGCAAGTCTCCGTACTGTTCTACATACCATTCAATAACTGCCTTATACCAATTTTGACTATTGTGATGTGCTTGTTTGTTAAATTGCCAAATATTGTTATTAGTAGCTTCTATTGTGCTTAATGCCTTAGCACTTTCTTTTTGAAGATCTCTTAAACTTAAATTATCTAAATTCATGGTCGACCTATCATCATAAATCTTTTATATCCGTACATTTCTTTTTCTCCAGCAAACTCTAATCTACTCATAGGAAACTTCTTTTGCATGTGATCTAAAGTATATACACACAGTTGATGCTCTAGTACATCAAACAAGTTGTTTGTTTGTATTACAAATAAAGGATCTGTTTCCATAGGACGATTAATCATTTTGTGATACCACACACTGCTCATGTGCTCTGCACTAGAATTTATAATTAAATCAGGCATTGTTTTTTCTTTGTAAGAATTACCTTTGTTATAATTTTGTACATCGTACTCGATACCAGTTCTAGTCACCCAAGGCATATTTTGTTCTTCCTCTGAATCGTCTCTAAGAGGAAGTCTTAGTTCAGTTGCTTTAGCTTTGTATCCTTCAATAAGATCGTTGTTGAATATTGTGTCACTCACTTCACAAGCAAACCTATCAACATCAAATATTCTCATTTTATTATAAGAAATATTTGCAGCATCTAAATATAATCTTGTTTGACCCATCCAACCAGCATGAATATGAATCATTTCAAAATTATCTTTAATTTTTGCTAATTCAGAAACCATCCATGTTTTGCTATTTACTTGTCCTCTACTAAATGCATCAGCAATATTTGTATCATGCAATCTATAATACTTTGCTAATATGTTTAATAGTTCTTCATTTGGATATAATAGTTGTAAGGCTGTACTAATTTCCTTTAGTTTCATGTTTTGTTCATCATTAACAGTATGACTAAAAAAGTTAACAACGTTATCTACAGGGTTGGTTTCTATACCTTCAAGTATTACATTGCGCAGTACAGGTGCTTTATTTTCAGAATATAAAACCTTTAAAAAGTTTTTACAAAATTGAGAAATATCATGTTTGTTTGTAAATTCAAAATAATCTTGCAAGCCATGCAGCCAACTGATGGAATTTGTGTTAGTTTCCTTGTTCATTAAACTTCTCCATTAACCATTCAAAATCATTTATTTTTTTAAGAGCTTCAATGTCGCCTTGACTTGCTGTTCCGTAAGCAGTCCCTGCTTCTGCGCCTTTAATAGCCCATTCTCCGTAAGGACGGTCTTTCCCGACTGTCTGCCAGACATGTAAACGATGTTCTGTTTCTTCATTTTTCTGCCTATCAATTACTTTACTACTAAGTTTGCAACATTCTCTAAATGCACTACGCCAAGTACTAAATTCGTCTGTATTAAATCGAGTAACACACGCTACTTCTTCCATCTTCTTAAATTTAGTACTAATGCTTGTAGTCATATCAGGTTTAGACATATCCATACTGCGAGTTAGTTTAGTAGGAAATAACTTGATGCCTCCATATCCATATTCTAAATCGTTGATTGGGTTTTTACTATGCCATACAAACACACAATCTCGATCGTGGTCATCGACATTGTAATCAAAATTAAATGTGTCTAACACATCTGCATCAGCGTCAATTACCCACATCATCGGTGTAGTGCATGCATCTGCTGCGGCTTTGTGTGCAGCATGAATACCTTTAACGCCGTCTATTCGTTTAATTCGAGAAAATTTCTTTTTTAACTTTTCGTAATTTACATCTGCGTTAGATTCATTGTAAGAAATCATAAATATGTCATAATTACTTTTTATAACAATGTTGCTTATATCAGTAGTACGTACAGGTTGAACGTACATTTGTTTAAAAAATGCACTTTGCTGTTTATTAAATGGCACAGAAGATATCGGTATTTGTAACTTTTGTATAAGTTTGTTGCCGTATTCTTCTATTTCATATTCAATATCTTCAATTGACTCAAAAGAAACTTTCCATAAATCATTTAAATACTCAAAGTCACGTACTTGTACATAATCCCAATCTGTACACATTGTCATGTATAAACCTGCTCTTGCGCCTAGTATTGCCCAAAGACCATTTTGCACATCTGCACCGACCATTAACCAAATATATAGTCGTTGTAGGTTACGCTTGTGACCATTTATAAAATTTTCTATGGAGGGTTTGGCTCCTTGATCAAGTGACATTTTGACCCCTTCACGAAATCCAGCACGCCAGGCTTGTTGAGGTGTAGCATTGTTATGTATAGTAGAAAATATTGCATTTTGCTGTAAGTAATTCAAGTCCCAACAAAAGTCTACTTGTGCTGCAATATTATCAGCATCAGCATTTTCGTGTGTACGCATGTTTAATACATGCTGCTTAGGCCAGCACTTGATGCCGCCGTTGCCATATGTAAGGTCGTTAATAGAATTTTTTGCAGACCAACTGATGACACTAGTAGACAAGTCAACATGCTCTTTAAACTCGATTTCTTGATTAAGGAAATCTCTGTCAACAATATTATCGCCGTCAATAGTAATGAAACGATCTGTTTCACTTAGATTTGCACAAGCCTTATGTGCAGCATCACTGCCTTCTACACCGTGTACACGTTTTGCCCAAGGCACTTTAGTACACAAATCTGCATAGTTTTTTTCTGCGTTCGGCTCATCATAACTTAGATAGATAATATCACAGTCGATTACTTTAAATAATTGTGGCATCTTTAATTTCCATAGAATATATATTAAAATATTTTGACGTATATATACTTACATCTTCGTTATTAAATTCAAACGGGTATTCAAACGGCACCGGTGATACATTTTTAAATTCAATAGATCTATAAAGTATATTAGGATCATTCTTTTTTGTTACACTAAAATAAAATACGTTTTTTGAGTCTTTTAAACTTTCTATAAACAATTTACTAGCGGCATCAAGTTTTAATTCCCAACATTTTGCTTTTAAATTTTTTATAATAGTAACATTTGCATTAGAAATATTCTTGGGTATATTATAACAATTATTAGTTGCATCAGGTGTAATTAATACATTACTAACAAGTGTTAGTATAGGAGTTTTTGTTTCAGGGTGATTAATTACTATATAATCACTTGTTCTTTTTTTACCTGATAATATATCGTTAGTATCGTCGATAGGAATTTCTAATATATTAAACTCAGTGTCATTTAATTTACGATTACTAATTTTATTTATTATACCTAAACTATCGTAGTAAACGTAAGTATTTTGATTAACATTAATAGATGTATTTGATATTTTTTTAAATAATTCTTGCAGATTAGACATTTAAAATATCCTTATATATTGAAACAATGTTAGTATTAGTCAACAGGTCTTTTTCAGTATAATGCAATATACCCGTTTGTAAATAATTACCAATCTTAATTGTTCCATCCGTTGATACGTAACAACCTGCATGTATTTGCCAAGAGGATGAAGGTTTTAACCAACCCTGGCTTTTTAATTTCATATGGGTAAACAGTGGTTTATAATTAGTGATATTAATATCTAATATCACTGCAACTATTGCTGCACACACATCAATACTAGGACCCACTGGTCTAGATTTAATATCTAAAAAAGATTTATAAAACAATTGCCAATTAGTTAATACAACTTCTAACCACAAATAGAATTCACTAGCAGAATTAGATTTTTCAAAATAATGTAGCCCGCTATATAGATTAGGTAAGTTATTGTCAAGAAATGTTTGTCTGTAAAAACTATTATCAGCAATTGTTCCGCGATAGTTATAAACATTGCCTGTAAAAAATATTTTATACTTTTCTAAAAAATTCCAATACGATGTTAAGTCACTAAGCACAATCATATCTGTATCTAATACTATTGTCTTGTTATACGGACTTGCATTATAAATTTTCCACCGATTTTCAATCTTCCAATTAGAATCGGCTGCATCGTCGGTTCCGGGAATAGGAATAATTTTATCAAATAAATGTTGATATTCTTGGGGAACATCATCGTTAGTTATCAATGACACATTCGAAAACTGTTGTGTTACTTTTAAACTCATTGCACAAAGGCATGCTTGCAATACATAGTTATCTTGGCTGTTTTGCGCAAGCATTACATATCCGTTAGACATTTGCAAATTCCTTATCGATTATGCGCCCTAGACTAAATTTGTTCATAACATGTACTGTTTGATTTGACGACGATAAGGCTGTATAATTACCTAATTCATTCTTTTTCTCAACAAGAAAAGTCATATTACCATCAGTTAAAGAAATTAACAAATCTTTATCAGTAGTGTACCACATTTTTCCCGGCATTGGATTAGCAAAGTCTCCTTGTTGAAATCCATTCATAATATGGATAGCAATACTAAAGGCATAATCATTTCTAAATGTAGAAGATTCGATCTGATAAGTTCTACGATAGTGTGTCCATTCCTCTTCAATATGAGATACAAGATCAAAGTATATTTTATTAGATAATGTTTTCCTAAAAAATACAGCAGTAGCCCAATAAAAGTCTACACCAATCTCACTTATAAATTTAAATTCTTGTTCATCTCTAACCTGGGCAAGATCGCTTGCATCCTTATATATTAAAAAATCATTATTTGATTTAAAACAATTTTTTAAAATATTATTTGAAATAATATAATCAGTATCTAATAATAATGTTTCATCATACGGCGATAACTCGTATGCTATTGCCCTATTGCTATTTCGAAAGCTAGCTGTTTTGTTAGAAGTTGTGCCGTCAAAGAATAATCGCTCATTAACTGACGATGCAGTATCTTTGATCACGATAATTTGATCAAAAACAGTTGCGTCATATGTTTTAACTAGATACGATGTGTTATCAGTAATAATAGTAGTTGGAATATCTAAATATTTTTTAATACGTTGCGCAAGAAATACTGCTTGCTTAATATAGTCCACGTACTTATTATTTTTAGCAATTAGTACTGCACCTTTACTCATAATTTATTAATTTTTCAACTGATCTAGATTTTTTTAATTCGTTATATTCATCTAAATATTCATTAGATGCGTTAGTGTATATTTCAATAATATCTGCTGTAAAACTTAACAAGTTATCAATTTTAACTGGAATACCGTTGTCATCAATTAATATAATTGAAGTAGTATGTGCTAATGCTTGACAGAATCCTATAATTTCTTGAGTAATAGTAAATTGACTACCATTAAAATAATATACACAACTTTCTTTAAATTTTTCGTTTAATATGCGTTTTTGGTTACTAAGAGTAACCGCATAATTAGAAAAATCAATTGCTTTTTTTAAACGCTGATCCATAATTTATTCCTAATATACTTGTACAGTATATAACAAATTTTGATCTGCGTCAACCTAAAAGATGGTTATCCTAGATTCGAAACAGTTGAACCTTTTGGTAACTTTGCAATAGGAAATAATACAGTCGGATGCTCAATTCCATTAATTGTTACTACTCCGTCTGGTTGAGCAAGTTCAGCTCTGCTAGTAAAGTCTCCAAATACTGCTTCGTCGATACCATATGTAATATCGTTTGGTTGTCCGTCAACAAACGAAACTTTAAACTGTATTGTAGATGTATTCAGTGATAATACATCTATAGTATAGTTATTTCTTGCATATGTTGTTCCGCCGGTACGAGAATAAGCACGTTGGTATGTACTAGATAATTGATAATTTCCAATCGGATAGCCTGTGCCCTGACCGGCAACATTGCTGGCAGTATTATTAGCTTTGAAACTAATACTACCCATTGCTGCTAAAATTGTTTGCCAATCAACTGTTTTTGCTTGACTACCTACATATGATACAAGTGCGCTTAATCGAATTTCTCCACCGGCATTAAAAAATTCACGTCTTTTAACATCTGATTCAAATGTTACTGTAAAAATATGTGTAATAACCCCATTCCATGTGCCATTGGCACTATTTAATCGTGTACTAACAAGCGGGGCACCTTGAGTATTCTTAAGAGTGTCTAGATTAAATTGCGTTGGATGAATTAAAAATCTATCTGTTTCTATTTGGGCAGCTAATGATTCGAGCGCAGTCATATATGCCAATTCAACTTTATCAGTGCTAGCTAAGTTAGTTTCGTAGTCACCTAGAACAAATGGAGATATTGCAAAAGATCCAATTTGATGTGCCCTTGTTCTTACTAAGTCAATGTATAAATCTTCGTAATCTTGCGCACTTATTTTATTAACAGTTGATAATGTCGAATCAGCTCTAGATCCAACAACTGCAGAAGTTGAAAATCCTTGACCGTAACCATAATTAGGTGATGCTGATACAGACGCTCCTAGAACTTTATTTGTTAAATTTCTAAGCGTGTTATATCTACTTGCTAATATTGTTGTAGTTGTAGCCATCAGTACTCTCTTTACCCAGTATTTATTTTATTTAATTGTTAAAACAATTAAAGCCGAATTATGCAAGAGTGATTTGATTAAAATACGCAGGTGCAGCAACATCAACATCGGCGCTTGCCCGATAATGTTGAAAAGTACTTTCAAGTCGTCCATCTACATTATTGTCGACGTTGTTATCAAACACAACGTCATTAAACTCAACTGTAAATATAATAGTGTTATCAGATTCTGACCTAGCTTTTATTGTATAAATGTTTCCTGCGTAAACTGTACTATATGTGCCGCCGCCAATTTTTTGATATACTGTTTGATCAGAAGAAGTTAATGTATAATTACCAATACTCTGGGCACCACCTTGCGTACTCTGCGTATTGTTAGCACTAAATGATACTATTCCTACTTGTGAGCAAACTTCAGCCCAATCTAGTCCTTTAGGTGTAGATGCACTAGTATTGTTTGCACTAATTCTAATTTCGCCGCCAGTGTTAAAAAAATATCTACGCTCGTTTTCATCAGTAAACGTTACAATTACTTGGTGTTTAATTAATCCATTCCAAGTAGCAGTTCTCACACTGTTAATTGCAGGCTCAAGTGCAGCTTGCGACGGATGCATTAAAAATTTATCAATTTCAACTGATGACATTAAGTTTTCAAAATCAACAATACCCTTTTTATTTCCTTCAGGATCAGGTGTTGTAATTCCATCGTCATCAACAAAATTACTTGTATCTAATGCAATAGTATTTAAATTTTGTATTACTTCTGCAATACCAATATCACCTACACCGACTTGGTGTATTCTAGCCTTTAATACATCAGCGTAGATATTATTTACGTCTTCTGCAGATGCAATATCTCCTAAATTTGAAACAGGAGAACTTACAAGAACTTGTCCATATCCATTTTGTCCTGCTCCAACTCCTAGAACAAGTTTAATCTTTTCGTGTAAATTGTTTATTCGAGTTGCGGTAATATCGGCCATTAGTAATCCTTAAACTTTAAGTACACATTCGATTAATTTTTCCGAAGCGTCGTCACTTGATTCTAATGCAACTCCAACTAAACAGCAACCATTTAATACAGCATTTGCTGTGCCATTGTCACCGCAGTATACTGCTTGACCTTTCTTTACTGGTCCAACTACACGCACAGGAACTCGTCCTTTTAAACCAATTGCTTGTCCGTTGCATTCGCTGTTCATCAAGTATGCAGGTGCATGTGATATCACACCAATTGCAATACTGTTAGTATTAGCTGCTTCAGTTTCGTGATCTTCGTGTGCGCAAACTGCCATAACTGTACCAACAGGGTACTCTTCAGCAGTTGTATATTTTTCTGCTAAGTCAGCATATCGTGCTTGTGTTGCAGTACCTTGGAATAAGTTTGCAGCAATGTTACCAGTTGCATCACGAACAGCAACAGAATTATTAGATGCACTAATATCACCGCTTCTAGATGTTCCACTAACTACTAATGCGCTGGATTTTTCTGCAAGACCTGTAAAGTTAGCTGCATAAACATTTGCCCAACGCAAGCTAGCACTGCCTATATTAAATGTGTTATCAGTTGCAGGGATAAGTCCAGTTGAATTAACTGTTGCAACGTGTGTTACAACTCCTTGTGAATCAGTTGTTTTTAGTTTAATAATACTGTTATTGCCTGAAACGTTTTGAATAACACCTTCAGTGCCATTTTCAACAATTATTTGAAGATCTTGTGAATCGCCTACAAAAAGTCCAGCATCTGGAAATTCTACAACTGAGCTGAATATTGTATTTTCGCCAACTGCTGTTAATACATATTCTGATGCATCTCTGCCACCTAATTTTAATGAATTAGAAGCTGTTCCCCAGAAATAATGCGGTGTTGATGTAACACCGCTTGTATCTAATTTAGTATTAACAAGAGTTACACCTTTTTTGACTCTATCAAAACCAATTACTGGAGTAGCATCTGATAATGTAAATTCTGTCGGACTAATAACCATAACAACTTCGTCTTCGATAGTTGCGCCAATAATTCCTCTTACGCCGCCAATATCGTCTAGAACTTCTAGACTTTGCATTTGGGTTACACCTTCGCCTGCGTTTTGTGGGCCAATCAATACAAAGTTCGTACCGTTATATACATATAACTGATCATTGCCAGAGTCCCACCAAAAGTCTCCAACTGCTAAACCAGTTGGTTCAGCTGATCCAATTTCAGCGCCGCCAGTAGTGCGCCATTTTGCGCCGTCATAAAATTTAAGTTTGCTTCCAGCAGTATCAAACCAAACTTGTCCACTTAATGGTCTTGCTGGTTGATTTGCTCCTGCAAAATTTTCAAGTAAATAAAGAAAGTTCTCGTTTTGGATTTCGCCGTAACCGGCATAGTTTTTACCGATAAATTTAAGATCGGTAGTTTGATCAACCGTGCCGTCTTCGACAACTGTTAATAATGTATTATTATATCTATCAATTTGATATGCCATGTTAGTTTAACCCCTAGTACTATCTATTATTTATCGTTTTTTAATATGCTGTAGTTGTCTGGTGCACCCAGGCGTTACCTACTGCTTTATATACCATTAATGACCTTGTTGGTGTAAGAACAACTAGTCCTGAGGCGCCTTCTGGAGCAAAAACTACATCTTGCACCACTGATTCATTTTGTGTACCATTTGAATCAACTGCAATATAACTTACATTTTTAATTGCTTCAACGTTAACGCCGTCAACTGTTGCACCTGCATAAGAAGTAGCATGTATCTTTGCAAGTTTGTTTGCGTTTATTGAACCTACTGGATACATATCTGCCAAGTATGCTGCTACTGCATTTTGCAAAG